AGGAGCTTTAGGAGCTAATACAGTATCCGGCAACTTTAGTTATTCAGTAATCCTAGGTAAAGGAGCTACAGCAACAGGCAATAACCAATTAGTTGTAGGTAGTTCAGGTACAAACGTAGGAACAGTAGCTTCGGCTGTTTGTACTCAATCATCTAAAACATGGGCTGTAGTTATTAATGGAGTAACAGAATACATAATGTTGGCTTAATTTAACAAAAACTTTTATAAATTAGGGCTTGGTTTCAAGCCCTTTTTTTATTATATTAATGTTATGTATCAAGCAGTTTTCTACGACAACGAAGAAAAACAATATTATTTGAGAGATGATCGTTGGGAAGGTTTTAAATCATTCCAATATTGGCCTACTTTTTATGTTGCTAATCCTGATGGTGAATTCGAAACACTAGAAGGTACTAAAGTATCTCCAGTCAAAAGAATGGATGACTGGAAAGATCCTAAGTATTATGAAAAGGACGTAGATAAAATTACTCGTTTATTAGTAGACTACTATTACGAATCAGATGAAACACCTAAATTTCACAATACAATTTATTTAGATATTGAGTGTGAAATTGCTGGTGCGTTAACTGAAGAAACAATTAAAGACCCTAAAGGTAAGATTACATCGGTTGCCCTATACGATCATAATTCAAAAAAGTATTATTGCTTACTTTTAGACGAGAGTAAAACATTTAAGGATATCAAAGAGGAAAACAAGGAAGTAATTCCCTTTTCAAGTGAAAAGGAACTATTAAGTGGCTTTTTAGACAAATGGTATGAACTTGACCCTACTATTATTACAGGTTGGAATAGTGGTTTCTTTGATATTCCTTATTTGTATTACAGAATTAAGAAAGTATTAGGTGAATCTTTGGCTCAAACCTTATCCCCAATAAATAAAATCAAGCTACAACCCCAATTTCCAGATCAGCCAGTAGAATTAGGTGGTATTAATCATCTTGACTATATGCTTTTATTTAAAAAGTATATTACAAAACAAGAGCCATCTTATCGTTTGGGTGATATTGGTAGAAAATATGTTAAATTAGATAAAATAGAATATCAGGGTTCATTAGATAAATTGTTTAAAGAAGACATTAGCACGTTTATTGAGTATAACCTTCGAGATGTTGAAATTATTGTTGAGTTAGAACAAAAACTCAAGTTTATTGAACTAACAGTTACAATTGGTCACCTTTGCCATACAGAATATGATTCTATATTCTTTTCAACAATGTTGAATGAGGGTGCTATTTTAACTTATTTAAAACGTAAAGGTATAGTTTCACCTAATAAACCTACTACTTATAATCCTGCTTTAAAAACATTACAAGAGGAATATGCTGGTGGTTACTTGAAAGATCCTACACCTGGTTTATATGAGTGGGTTATTGACTTGGATTTTACATCTTTGTATCCTTCTATTATTCGTTCACTTAATATGGGGATTGAAACATTAGTAGGACGAGTTGTAAATAGAGGCAAATTTGATAATCAGTGGTCACTTAAGGAACTTAAAGCAATGGACCCTAATAAAGTGGTTACTATTGAAAAAGTTAAAAAAGATCGTAGATTAGCTCAATCCGAAATTTCAGTAGGTGAACTAATTGAAATTATTGAAAAAAATAATTTTATCATTTCAGCACCTGGTGTTATATTTCGCAAAGATAAATCAAGTGTTGTATGTGAAATTTTATCTGATTGGTTTGCTAAACGTCAAGAGTATAAAAAACTCATGAAAAAAGCATATAAAGAAGATAATGACCCTGTAATGGGATCTTTTTATGATAGACGTCAACATGCCTATAAAATTAAGTTGAATGATGTTTATGGTGTATTTGCTATTAATGGTTGGAGATACACTGATGGTAATAAGTTTATTTCAAAAGCTATCACTTTAACTGGTCAAAGACTTTTACAAGAAAGTATTAATAATATGAATGATTACCTAAATAAAGAATTAGGTAATGAAACACCTATTGATTATATTGTTACAAGTGATACAGATTCACTTTTTATTCAATGTAAAGATTTATTAATAGCAAGACATCCTAGTATTGATTTTACTAATCAAGAGGATGTAATTAAGAAAATATTAGTAATTGCTACCGAATTACAAGCAATGGCAAATAAATTTATTGGTGATTTTGCTAAAACTGCTTTTAATTTAAAAGATGATACACCTCATTACTTTGAATTAAAACAAGAGGTTGTACTTGATAGAGGTTATTTTGCTGGTAAGCGTAGATACGCTCAACATATTGTTAATAAAGAAGGTGTACCAACAGATGAACTAGATGTTAAAGGATTAGATCTAATGAAATCCAATTTCCCTCCATTATTCAGGAAATTTGGAGAACATCTTATTAATGAAATTATGTTTGGTAAACCTAAAACAGATATTGATAAACAAATATTGGATTTTAGAACTAAATTAAGGACAATTAATTGGAAACAAATTTTAAAACCAACAGGATTAAAGAAAATGGGTTCGTATTTGGCTGGACCTCCTAGAGCAGGTGAAATATTTTCTAAATTAGCTTTAAAATGTCCTATTAATACAAAAGCAGCTATCTATACAAATGATATACTTCGTTTTAAAGGTTTAGATAAAAAATATCCTAAATTTCAAATAGGTGATAAAATTTATATCGTTTATTTAAAGGATAATCCTTATAGAATTGATGTTATTGCTTTAAATGGTTATAATGATGCTCCTGAGTTATTGGAATTTGCTGAAAAATACATAGACAGAGACGGTCTTTTTGATGGAGTTTTGAAAAACAAACTAGAGTCATTATATTCCGATCTAGGTTGGGGTGCTGTAGTACTTAACCAAAACATAAACAAATTTTTTAAATTTTAAAATGATAAATAAATTAGATTTAACCAGTATTATTTCCAAGTATTTCTTGAATGGAATGAATGAGGCCGTTAAGTGGGACATTCAAGACAATAAGTTAACTATTAAATTTACTGCTCCCGATAAAACAATGATTGGGGTTGTAACTTGTGATAAATTTGAATTAGAGGATTCCTCAATTGGTATAAGTAATACTACTCAATTGAATAAATTACTTGCTATTACAAGTGGTTATTTAAATTTAGAATACCAAAAACAACATAAACTGGTTACTAAACTTATTGTAGCAGATAACCAGTTTACTCTAAATTATGCTCTAGCGGATACTATGATTATTCCTAAAGCAGGAGAATACATTGGTGATGGTGTGTACAACATTGAAGCCACGTTAGATAACGAAAGTATAAACGCTATAGTCAAAGCAAAATCAGCTCTCGCGGAAACCGACACAGTTGTATTCAAACCGTTTATAAACGATGATGGTGATTTACAATTGGAAATGCTATTTGGAGGTAATATTGAATATTCAAATAAAGTATCCTTCTACCTTCCAGATATTACCACAAATAATCTACCAAATGATTTTAAAGTCCATTATAATTCTAATTTAATTAAAGAAATTATGTACTGTAATAAGGATGTAGCCAATTGTACTATGGGAATTAATTTGGATGGAATTATGAAACTTGCCTTTGATAATGGAAGTATTAAAAGTGAGTATTATTTAGTAGCAAAAGAACTTTAAAACCATATATGTATAAAGGACAAAAGTGAGACCTTAGGGGACACTAAAATCATCTTAGGAGATAAAATTATGACACATTTAAAATTTTTTGAAAATCAAATTACACCGTTTGACATTCTAGTCAAGAACTTTTTTGAATCAAGTTCACCATTTACCCCGGCTATTGAAGCCAAGATTTCTCACCCAGTAGACATTTACGAAAACAAAGAAGGTCTCTATTTTGAGGTCGCTTGTACTGGCCTAACTAAAGACCAGGTAGATCTTTCTATTGAGGGAGACATTTTAAAAATTAGTTATTCCAAGGATCAGGACAGTAAGTGCTGTGATGTAGACGATTGTAGCTACATCCAAAAAGGTATTGCCCGTAGGTCCTTTAATTTAGGTTACAAAATAGCTTCCAAATACGATCTGTCTCAAGCCGAAGCTGAGATGGAAAACGGATTGCTAAAAATTTATGTTCCATTTGCTAAAGAATCAAAACCCAAAACATTAAAAATTAAGTAAAACCCGTCTCCTAAGGTTTCACTAAGTTATGAAAATGCATTTAATAAAAACAAATAATGATACTTTGTATCAAGTAATCCATCAGGAGCCAGAAACAAAAGCTCTTGATTTGGAAAAAACAAAAATCAAACATCAATGTAGCCATGTTTTTAGAAAAGATGGACTTTACTGGTTTGTAAGATTAATAGAGGAAGCACAAGTTATTGAAGACAATTTGGAAAATTAAAAAAAGTTTCGTATATTACCGTTATGACTAAAGAAAAAGAATACACACGTTTTATCACTGATCCTGTAATGGAACCTTATTTCATTTCAATGGACGATCATTGTATGACAGTTAATCTAAGAGTTAATTCCTCCGAATCAAACAAAGAGTACATTAAACCTGTTGGCCATTTTAGTAATCTAAGTAGTGCTCTAAGCAGTATTGCTAAAGACATTACCAACAGTAAATCCTATGATTCTATCCAGGCCTATGTTGAAGAATTTAGAAACGTAAACAATTTAATCACAGAAAAAATCAAAATTTAATTATGAAAATCAAAGCAATTTATAACGCTATTGTTGTAAAACCCTATGAGGAAGAAGAAACTTCATATGGTAAAATTATTGTTCCCGATTTGGGAAATGAGAAAAACAAACTTGCCACAGTAGTATCTGTTGGTGAAGGTTATTATTCGGCCACTGGTACTTTTATCCGTACTGAACTAAAAGTTGGAGACATTGTTGTACTTCCTACAATGGGATTCACTAAACTGGAGTTCAAAGGTGATGAATACTGGGTGGGGCCAGAGAACCAGGTACTTGCCAAAGTATCAAGTGATGAAGAAACAGAAGAAACAGAATTACCTTTTTAATTAAAAACTTATGAACAAAATTATAGAATTTGGTCCCGAAGCTCGTAAAAAACTATCTGCAGGTATTGATAAACTGGCTAATGCTGTTACCTCTACTTTAGGTCCTAATGGACGTAACGTGGTAATTGCCAATGGTGGTATTCCTCAAAGCACAAAAGATGGAGTTACTGTAGCAAAATCAATTACATTGGAAGATCCAATCGAAGAATTGGGTGTACAATTGGTTAAACAAGCAGCTATTAAAACAGCAGAAAATGCAGGTGATGGTACTACTACCTCTACTTTGTTGGCTCAAGAAATGGTTAAACAAGGTTTGGCTTATCTAAACAATGGAGAAAATGCTGTTGAAATTAAAAGAGGCATTGACAAAGCAGTAAAAGAAATTGTTGAACAACTCCGTTTGGAAGTTAAAGAAGACATTTCTTCAGAAGACCAACTTAAACAAATTGCTACTATTTCAGCAAACAATGATCCTGAAGTAGGTGAATTGATTGCCACCGCTATGCAAAAAGTAGGTCGTGAAGGTGTTGTGTTTATTGAAGAATCTAAAAATGGTGAAACATACCTCGAAACAGTAGAAGGTATGCAGTTTGACCGTGGTTACAAATCTCCTTACTTTGTTACCGACAATAACTCAATGACAACTATTTTACATGATGCCTTGATTTTGATTGCCGACAAACGTTTTACTCAAGTAAAAGAATTGTTACCTATTTTGGAAGCAGTATCAAATCAAAATAAACCTTTGGTTTTGATTGCCGAAGATATTGACAGCGAAGCACTTGCTACTCTAATTGTAAACAAAGCTCGTGGTATTTTGAAAGTTGTTGCTGTAAAAGCACCTGATTTTGGAGATCGTCGTAAACTGATCCTTGAAGATATTGCTATTTTGACTGGTGGTCAAGTATTCAGTACTGAAAAAGGTATGAAACTAGATAAATTCAGTTGGGATTGGTTTGGTCAGGCACGTGTTGTTACTGTAGGTAAAGACGAAACCACTATCGTAGATGGTAAAGGTGATGCTGAAGCCATTAAACAACGTATTGAAGAACTTCAAACACAAATCGATAAATCAACCTCTCCATACGAAAAAGAAAAATTGCAAGAACGTTTGGCCAAATTCATTGGTGGAGTAGCTGTTGTACACGTTGGTGGTTTTACTGAATCAGAAATGAAAGAAAAGAAAGACCGTGTGGATGATGCTTTACAAGCTACTAAAGCTGCCCTTGAAGAAGGTATTGTTCCGGGTGGTGGTGTTGCTCTGCTTCATGTTCGTGATTTAATTGAAATAGACAGTATTGGTTCCTCAATTGTTTATCAGGCATGTGCTGCCCCATTCAAGAAAATTCTTTCAAACGCTGGAGTTGAACCTGAGTATGCTTATGGAATTATCAACGAAATTAAAAATGGAATGTTTTGGGATGGTTTTGATCTTAAAGCAGGTGATTTGGTTGATATGAAAGAGGCTGGTATTATTGATCCTTTCAAAGTAACTAGGACTGCTCTTGAAAATGCAGCTTCAGTTGCTGGTACTATCTTATTGACAGAAGCCGTTGTAGTTGACAAACCCGAAGAAAAGAAAAATGACGGTGGGTTTGGAGACATGATGGGAATGATGTAATTTCATAGTTATGAGAGATGCAGTAGCTTTAGAAGGTCAAACTATTTCTATTGAAGGTGTTGACCATATTATTAAAAACTTCTATTTTGTGCCCGGTACTAATTATCTTTATGTAGGGCTTTCAACACCACAAAATACTACTATTAATTATGCCTTCGAAAAGCTACTGCCTTATCTCTCTCAACAAATCAAGTTATGAGTAAAACAGAAATAAAAGAAAAACTAATTGAAATTGGTACTCGTGTCCCTGTTGGAGATAATTGGAAAATGAGTAATGTAAATCAAGTTCAAAAGTCCTTAACAGATGCTTTAGAGGCTTGGTTTCAAATAGCACAATCAAAACCTACTGCTTTTAAATTAGATTTGATTCAAGGAAAACTTTATGCTATATTTCCTGAGGAAGTAGAAATCCAAGAACCAAAACCAAAAAAATATTCAATTTACGGAGATTATACTATAGAGTAATTTTTAGTATATTTATAATATATGAAAGACATTATAAGAATGCAACAATTAGCTGGAATTATTACTGAAGTCCAAGCTAAAAGAATGTTAGAAATATTAAACGAAGCAAATTATTATACCATTGATAAAAGTAAAGATATTGAACCACAAATCCAACAATATATTGAAAAAGGAGGGAAGGGTGATTTATATTTAATGAATACTAAAATTCAATCTTTGCCTGATAATTTAAGCGTTGGGGGTGATTTGGTTTTGATTGGGAGTTCAATCAAATCTTTACCTAATAATCTACATGTTAGAGGTAATTTAAATGCAAGCTCTACTCCAATTGAATCTTTACCCAAAGATTTAAAAATTGACGGTAATCTAAATTTGTCAAGTACCAAAATACAATCCTTACCTGATAATCTTGATATTAAGGGTGATTTAAAATTAGATTATACATCTATTAAATCTTTACCCAAAGGATTAAAGGTTAAGGGTGAACTAGATTTAGGATATACTCCAATTGAATCTTTACCTGATGATTTAGAAGTTGGAGGTAATTTAGATTTAACTAAATCAAAAATCCAATCTTTACCTAAAGGATTAAAGGTTGGAGGTGGTTTAAGTTTAGGTTATACTCCAATTAAATCTTTATCTGATAATCTTGATGTTAAAGGGGATTTGGATTTAAGTTCTACTACACTTGAATCTTTACCTAAGGGATTAAAAGTAGGAGGTGATTTATATTTGTGGCATACACAGATTCAATCATTACCTAATGATTTAAAACTTGGAGGTGGTTTACATTTAGCAAAATCTAAAATCCAATCCTTACCTGATAATCTTGAGGTCAAAGGGGATTTTGAAATAAGAAATACAGCCATTAAATCTTTACCTAAAGGATTCAAATTTACTGGTGGATTAGATTTATCAAATAGCCAAATTGAATCTTTACCTGATGGATTAAAAGTTAATGGAGACTTGAATTTAGAAGATACTCCAATTAAATCTTTACCTAATGGTTTACAGGTTAGGGGTAATTTAAGTTTAATAGATACTAAAATCCAATCTTTACCTGGTGATTTAAGAGTTGGAGAGAATTTGTATTTAAATGGACTCCCAATTGAATCTTTACCCAATAGTTTAGAAGTTCGGGGTGAGGTATTTTTATTTGATACCCCCTTATCCCAGAAATACACCCAAAAACAAATAAAGAAAATGGTACCTGGGGTGAAAAAATCAATTATTTTTTAACTTGGAAACCTTAAATCCTTTTCTTATATTTATAATAAAATTATCAAGATGAAAGACATAATTAGAATGAATCAATTGGCAGGTATTATCACCGAAGGCCAAGCTCGTAAAATGTTAGAAGTATTAAATGAAGGTAATGTCAACTTAGGTGCTTTAAATATTTTACCTGGTGTAGAAAAATTTGCTCCTTATTACTTACAAAAAATCAGTAAAGGTTTAACAAATATGACTCCTAAAGAATATTTTAAATGGAGTATTAAAGGGCATACTGCTGGAGGTGAGGATGATGCTTTAAGTTTAGCAAAACAATCTGGAACGTGGGATGATTATTCTGATGAAGATTTAGCTAAAATTGATTTAGGATTAAATTTTAATACATATTGGGAAGAAGAAGGAACAAAAGTATCTAAATCAGATGTAGATTTATACATCTCAGATTCATTGGATAATTTACCTGATAATGATGATTTCTTTAAATAATTTTATTTCACAAATACAATATTAAAAAAACAAATAAAATTAAGCTTGGGAAACCAAGCTTTTTTTATTATATTAAGATTATGACAGAAATTCAAGAAAAACTAATTGAAATTGCTCAACGTGTTCCACCAGGAGATCAATGGAAAGTAAATAATGTTAATGCTGTTCAAAAATCTTTAACAGATGCTTTAGAAGCATGGTTTCAAATAGCAACAGTTAAACCTAAAGCATTTCGTTTAGATTTGGCTCAAGGTAAACTTTTTGCTATATTACCTGAGGAAGTAGAAATACAAGAACCAGAACCTAAAAAATATTCAATATACGGAGATTATACTATAGATTAATTTTTGTATATTTATTAATATGATACGATTAATTGATTTGTTGCGAGAAGTTAAAACTAAAGAACCATTAGTCAAGTTATTTGCTAATATCGATATACTTGACAATGCAGAGTATAAAAACTTACTTATTCATTATATTGAATCACAACATAATTTAGATGGGAATGAGTTTAATGATTTGGTAACATGGCTTTTACAAAATAAAAACAACTACTCTAACGTACTGAAACCTAAATCAGGATATGCATATCGAGGTACTTCTATTACCCCTGAACAATATAATAAAATAAAAAATAATCAAACAACTAAAGAAGGAGGATACACTATAATACAAGCTCCTTATGAAAGTACCTCAGAAGCTCAAAGTTGGACATATGATTTTAAAGTAGCTCAACGGTTTGCTGAAAAAGGTTTATTTAATAATCCACGTTTAGATAAAGGAGCGCGTCCTGCTGTAATAAGAGTTAAGATAGATGATACTTTTGTTGGTAATCCTAATTTAACTAAACCTATTTCTGATAGATTAAGTTTGAAAGCTGAAAAGGAAATATTCCATTTAGGTAATACCATTAATAATGCAGAATGGATGATACCCTCAGCAGATATATTATTAGGAAAATTATAAACTAAGGCTTGGGAAACCAAGCCTTTTTTATTATATTACAGTTATGAGTAAAAAAGAACACACCCTTTGGGTTGAAAAATATCGTTCTAATACTTTAGAAAATTATGTTGGTAACGAAAATATCAAACAAACAGTTCAAAAGTATTTAGATCAAAATGATATTCAAAACTTTTTGTTTTATGGACCTGCTGGTACTGGTAAAACCACTTTAGCAAAACTTATTGTTAATAGTCTAGATTGTGATTATCTTTATATTAACGCAAGTGATGAAAGAGGTATTGATACAATTAGAGATAAAGTATCTGGTTTTGCCTCTGCTGCCTCATTTAAACCACTTAAAGTAGTTATTTTAGATGAAGCTGATTTTATTACAATTCAGGGTCAAGCAGCTCTTAGGAATGTAATTGAGACTTATTCTCGTACTACAAGATTTATTTTAACTTGTAATTATATTGAGCGTATTATTGATCCTCTCCAATCACGTTGCCAGGTACTTAAAATTGTACCTCCTTCAAAAAACGATATTGCCAAACACGTTTTCAATATTTTAAAACAAGAGGAAACAGAAATTGAATTAGAGGATCTAAAACTAGTAGTTAATCAGTTTTATCCTGATGTTCGTAAGATACTTAATACCCTACAAATGGGTGCCAAAGACGGACAGATAGTTGTCGATAAAACTATATTAGTGTCTAGTAACTACAAAAACCAAATTCTCACCGAGTTATGCAAACCAAGTCAAAAATCGTTTAATAACATTAGACAAATAATTGCTGATGCTGGTGTAAGTGATTTTGAGGATTTATTTAGATTCCTATACGATAATGTAGAAAAATATGCTCCGTTAAGTGTAGGTGAGGTAGTAATTTTTATCGAAGAATATCAATACCACTCCAACTTTAGAATTGATAAAGAGATAAATTGTGCTGCTCTTATTAGTAGAATATTATCATTAATTATTCCTAAAAGAGTTTTGTAAAAAATTATTTCTTTGTCAATTTTGATAATATTTATAATAGACAAGGAAATAATTAATTATGGTAATATATTTAACTACAAATAAAATAAATGGTAAAAAATATTTAGGTAAAGATACACAAAATAATCCAAAATATTTAGGAAGTGGTTTAGATCTAAAAAAGGCCATTGAAAAATATGGTGCTGAAAATTTTGAAAAAACTATTTTAGAAGTTTGTAATAATAAAGAAGAACTTTGGAAAAGAGAAGAATATTGGTTAAATTATTATGATGTCAAAAACAATAAAGAATTTTATAATAGAACCAATAAAGCATTTGGATCTTGGGAAGGAAGAAAATTTGAACCAATTACTGAAAAAACAAAACAAAAAATGTCTATGGCACATAAAGATATTCCTTTAAGTAAAGAACATAAACAAGCTATTAGTGATGCTATGTTAGGGCATTCTAAAACAGAAGAATGGAAACAAAATTTAAGTAAATCATGTACTGAATCATTTGGTAAAAAAGTTATTCAAAGTGATTTAAAAGGAAATTTTATTAAAGAGTGGAACAGTGGAAAACAAGCTTCTCAAGAATTAGGATTAAGTTATACAGCTATTAATAATTGCTGCAGAAATAATTCTAAAAATCTTTCTCGTCAAAGAGATAAAGATAAGTTAGGAAAATACACTTC